AACAAAACAATTTTTGAATTAAACTTAAATCCAGCAGAAGGTAGTCACGTTTCAAAAAGCATTTTAGAAACAATTGATGGTGATTCAACTCCTGGATCATATATTACATATCAAAATATTAAAAACGGATCACGTCCAAGAAACATTAATATTTCAGGTATAACATTTAAACTTGCTAGTGACATTCCAACTCATAGTGCATTAGTAAAACTTGATTGTACAACTGATAGTATTATCCATGATTGCTTATTTGAAGGCCTTTGGGGTAAAGACGACGGTTATGATGCATTACAATCTGGTATTAATTTAAGAGGCTTAGGTGCTACAACAAGTGAAAACGTTCACATTAGTAATTGTACATTTAAGAATCTAAGTGTTGCAGTTTACAGTATCCACGATACACGAACTGTCACTATTGCTGATTCAGTATTTGAATTCTTACAAGTAGGTATTGAACTTGGTAAGACTAGCACAGGAACTGGATCACAGTCATTAGGACCACAAAACTATATTGTTAAAAATAATAAGTTTGATAGAATTAATGACTACGGTTTTGCTGTTTTTAAACCAGTAGCAACTATGGATCCAACAGGACATACATCAATTGGTAATATCTTTTTAGATGTTGCTAATAACATGAATGGCCAAGATAATCCTCAAACAAGTGTTATTCTTTTTGAAGCACCGTTATGTGAATCAATTGGTGATACATTTGAAAGGGATTCTCAAATTAATCTTGCAAGAAACATTGAAGCACCGTATAAACCAAATGTAGATGGATACCATTATACAAAAAGTAGAATTAACGAGTACCAAATGTCTGAAAGTGATGCATTTAAAACATTTACTAAACTTCCGTTTACTGATAAAAAAATTGCATACATGGACTATAAGTTAGTTAAAACAACAGGCAGTGCTACAACACGCCAAGGAAGGCTAACAATTACTGTGCAAGATGCTTCAAACATTAATGTCACTGACTCATATAGTCATACAGGTTCAACTGATGGCGGTGTTGAATTTACTGCTGTGCTTGATGACCTTGATAGTACTGTTGGAAGTGAAACTGTTAAAGTTCAGTATAAAAACTTAATTGGTAATGGAGATGGGATATTAACCTACGCATTTAGTTATTTTGCATAATGTTCCATGACACCGATACCGACGAACGCATTAGCCTTTGGCGAGAATTTAGAGATAACTTAATACATTCAAATAATCCTTTAGAGGATATTGTTGAGTTGTGGTCTACTGCTCCTAGGGTTGAAAAACTTTTAGACCCTTGGGATTCTCAACGGTGGCCAACGCCTTGGGAACTTTTAAAAGAAAACCGGTTTTGTCCCGTAGCAATACCCCTTATGATGGGATATACGGCCAAGTTAAGTACTAAGTTTTCCCAATGCGATGTTTTGATAAAAATATTTATAGACCATAAAGAACAAAGATACTATAATCTAGTATTAGTTGATAACTACGTTCTTAACTATGGTTCGGGTATTACAACTGTTGATTGCTTACCAGAAAGTATGCATTGCCAATATTCAAAGGCAATATAAAGCAGATTGTAAATAGTACTACAAGAACGCACAAGAAAAAGAATTACGGCAGGAGAAAAAATGAACAAACCTATTTTAATTACCAAACGAAACGGTAAGAGAGAAAAATTAAATCTCGATAAAATTCATTTTGTTGTTGAAGAAGCCTGTAAAGAACTTACAGGAGTTTCGGCTTCACAAATTGAAATGAATGCAGACTTACAGTTTGTCGATGGTATGACAACAGAAGACATTCAAAATGTTTTAATTAGAAGTGCTAACGATCTTATTTCGTTAGAGAATCCTAATTATCAATATGCGGCGGCACGATTGTTGCTATATGATTTACAGAAAAAAGTTTATGGTCGTTATGAACATTTAAGTTTGTTAACTGTTATTGATAAAAATATTGATCGTGGTGTATATGATCCTGCCATTAAAGAAAAATATACACAAACAGAACTTAAAAAAATGAATACGTGGATTAAACACGACCGTAATGAAGATTTTACTTATGCTGGTCTACGTCAAGTTGTTGACAAATATTTGTGTCAAGATCGTAGTTCGGGTGAAATTTTTGAAACACCGCAGTTTATGTATATGATGATTGCGGCAACATTATTTGCAGATTATCCAAAGGAGACACGTTTAAACTACGTGAAGAAATACTATGACGCGACCTCACTTTTTAAGATCAACATTCCAACACCAGTCATGGCCGGAGTCCGTACTCCTATTAGGCAGTTTGCTAGTTGTGTACTTGTTGATGTCGATGATACTCTTAACAGCATTTTTAGTAGCAATTCCGCTATCGGTTATTATATTGCTCAAAGAGCAGGTATTGGAATTAACTCGGGTCGTATCAGAGCGTTAAATTCTAAGATTAGAGGCGGAGAAGTCGCACACACTGGTGTTGTGCCTTTCCTAAAAGTGTACGAGGCAACTGTAAGAAGTTGTACTCAGAACGGTGTTCGCGGCGGCTCTGCCACCACACATTTCCCTTTGTGGCATTTAGAAATTGAAGACATTCTTGTTCTTAAAAATAATAAGGGAACTGAAGACAATCGTGTACGTAAACTAGATTATTCAATTCAATTGAATAAAGTAATGTACGAACGTTTGTTGTCTGATGGAAACATTACTTTATTCTCGCCACACGATGTTCCAGATCTCTATGAAGCATATTATGGAGACTCAGAGAAGTTTAAAGAGTTATACGAAAAGTATGAACGCAAAACTTCTGTTCGTAAGAAAACATTAAAAGCAATGGACTTATTTTCTGCGTTATTAAAAGAAAGAGCAGAAACAGGACGTATCTATATTATGAATGTGGACCACTGTAATACACATAGTTCTTTTAAAGATCCTGTGTATATGAGTAATTTGTGTCAGGAAATTACATTGCCAACTAAACCTGTACAACACATTGATGATGAAAATGGAGAAATTGCTTTATGTATTCTTAGTGCGATCAATGTTGGCTTAATCAATCACTTAGAGGAATTAGAGCCACTATGTGATTTAGCAGTTCGTGCCTTAGAAGAAATTATTGAGTATCAAGGTTATCCAGTTAAGGCGGCTGAAAAATCTACAAAGGCTAGACGCTCACTAGGTATTGGTTATATTGGTCTTGCACATTACCTTGCTAAAAATAAAGTTAAATACAGTGACAAAGAAGCATGGAAACTTGTTCATGATTTAACAGAAGCATTCCAATACAATCTGTTAAAAGCATCGAACACACTAGCAAAAGAGAAAGGACCATGTGACTATTTTCATCGTACAAAATATGCTGATGGTATTTTGCCAATTGACACATACAAAAAAGATGTAGATGATATTGTTGCAGTAAAAAAATATAGTTATGATTGGGAAAGTCTTAGATCTAGCATCAAAACACACGGCTTACGACACTCAACACTGTCCGCACAGATGCCATCGGAGAGCAGTTCCGTTGTGTCGAACGCAACAAATGGAGTTGAGCCACCTAGAGCATTCTTGTCCGTTAAGAAGTCAAAGAAAGGGCCTCTTAAGCAAGTTGTTCCGCAGTATAATCAATTAAAGAATTTTTATACATTGCTTTGGGATATGCAAGGCAACGAAGGATACATTAATGTAGTTGCTGTTATGCAGAAGTTCTTTGATCAAGCCATTAGTGGCAACTGGTCATACAATCCTTTACAGTACGAGAACAACGAAGTTCCTATGAGTGTTATGATGAAAGACTTGTTAACAACTTACAAAATGGGTTGGAAGACTTCTTACTATCAAAACACTTATGACTTTAAAGGTGAAGAGGAAACAACACAACCACAAGGTTTAGAAGAAACTTTGGAGGTAAATGGTGTTGACAAACTTGTAAATGGTGCTACTATTAATGGTACTAATGGAGACCATGTAAATGGCGTTAATGGAACAAATGGTGACACAGTAGACGATGAACATTGTGATGCTTGTGCAATATAAATTTTATGAAGAGAGAAAAGAAATTGACAAAAACTGTTTTTAATCGTGAGAAAGTAGATTTTACAAAGCAGTATATGTTCTTCGGAGCAGATCAAAACACACAGAGATATGATGTGTTTCGTTATCCAGAGTTTGATAAACTAAATCAAACTATGCTTGGATACTTTTGGCGTCCTGAAGAAGTATCACTACAAAAAGATAGAGGTGATTATCAAGAATTACGTGACGAACAAAAGCACATCTTTACTGCTAACCTAAAATATCAAACTCTACTTGACAGTGTACAAGGACGTGGTCCATGTTTGAGTTTCTTACCACACGTAAGTATTCCAGAACTTGAAGGGTGTATTATTACTTGGGACTTCTTTGAAACTATTCACTCGCGTTCGTATACACACATCATGAAAAATGTGTATGCTAATCCTACAGAAGTATTTGATACTATTCTTGATGATAAAAACATTATTGAACGTGCTATTAGTGTCACAAAGCACTATGATGAATTTAATGAAATTGCAAGTAATTTTCTTTACAAAGGTAAAGGAACAATGTATGATGTTAAGAAAGCATTATACAAAGCAATGATGACAGTAAACATTCTAGAAGGCTTACGCTTCTATGTATCGTTTGCTTGTACGTTTGCCTTTGGCGAACTAAAACTAATGGAAGGATCTGCAAAGATCATTTCACTAATTGCCCGAGATGAAGCAACACATCTTAACCTGAGCACACACGTTATTAAACATTGGATGAAGGGCGACGACGATCCTGAAATGAAAAAGATCGCTGTTGAACTTGAAGATGAAATTTATAATATGTGGCGTGAGTGTGTTGACGAAGAGAAACGTTGGGCAGACTACCTCTTTAAAGACGGATCAATGATTGGTCTTAATACAACACTACTTCATCAGTATGTTGAATACATTGCTAATAGACGTCTTAAGGCTTTAGGTCTTAAAACAATTTACGATCGTTCAACAACTCAAAACCCGCTACCTTGGACACAACACTGGCTAAGTTCATCGGGTTTACAAGTAGCACCACAAGAAACTGAAGTTGAAAGTTATATTGTTGGTGGAATTAAACAAGACGTAAGCACAGACACACTTAAAGGATTTAAATTATGATTGAAATTTATGGCAAACCTATGTGTCCATTCTGCGATAAAGCAAAAGCATTTTGCGAACAAAAAGGTTTGGATTACACATACAAGTCACTAGGCACAGACTATCAAGTTAACGAACTACTTGAAATGTTTCCAGGTGCAAAAACTGTACCACAAATTATTGTTGGTGGAAACAAGATTGGCGGGTTCGATAAACTTGAAAAGTATATTGAAGAAACTAATTATAACGGAACAGGATACTCACTATAATGTTATTAGAACAACCATATAAAGTAAACGATGTTGTCACAATTAAACTTGCTTCAGGCGAAGAACTAGTAGGCAAACTACAAGAAGAAACAGATGCTTTTGTTAAACTAAAAACACCTCTAACACTTGTTGCTAGTCAACAAGGTCTAGGACTACAACAATTTTTGTTTACAGGTGACCCAGAAGGTGTAATTAAGATTGGTCAAAATGCAATCACAGTAATGACACGAACAGTTGATAACTTTGCTAAATTGTACACAGAACGTACAACAGGTATTGCTACACCCCCACCAAACCTACAAGTAAAATAATCCGCTAAATACTTGCATGACAGGTATTGTAAGAGTAGGATTAGATGTACACGTTGGTCACGCAAGTCCAACACCAAATCCGTTCCACCAGACACCTTATGCAGTAGGATCACCAGATAC